CATCAAGACTAGTAGAACCTACTGATACATTTTGTTTACCTGTAGTACAAGCTGCTAATGCTTGAAAACCAACAGCAGTATTAAAAGCATCTTCACCTGCATCAAGTACAAATAATGTTTGTGTTCCTATTGCTGTATTTTTACCATGAGCATTTTCATTTTTTAACGCTTCAAAACCAACTGCAACATTACTAGAGCCTGTTGTTAATGATAATCCTGCATCTTTACCGACTGCAACATTTTGACTACCTGTGGTATTTGCACCTAAAGCTGAATGACCAACTGCTGTGTTATCTGATGCTGTAGTAGCACTAGCTAAAGAACTTTTACCAACAGTAACATTATTTGAACCTGTTGTATTACTTAATAAAGAATTATGACCTACTGCTGTATTTTCAGCTCCTGTAGTATTTGCACCTAAAGAAGATTTACCAATCGCAGTATTTTCTGATGCAGTCGTATTATTATCTAAAGCTTGATGTCCAACTGCTGTGTTATCAGAACCAGTTGTGCTTATTTCCATAGCAGCCCTACCTAAAGCTGTATTTCCTGAACCTGTAGTATTTGCTGCTAATGCTGCAGTTCCAAAAGCTGCATTGTTTGCTGCTGTAGTATTTGCTGCAAGAGCAGTCATACCTACTGCTGTGTTTTCACCACCTGTGGTGTTCGATAATAAAGCTTGATAACCAACTGCGACATTATTACCCGCTGTAGTATTTGCATTTAATGCTGAAGCACCAATAGCTGTATTATCTGAACCTGTTGTAAGAGCAAACATACTATTAAGACCAACAGCAGTATTATCATCACCACTTGTTAAATTATTAAAAACTTGATGTCCTAAACCTGTATTATTAGAAGCTGCATCTAATGTGCCTGTACCAGCATCATTACTAATAAGTAAACTGTTTGAAAAGTTTGTTATGTTGTAAGAAATACCTACTCCATTAACAGTACCACCAGTTAAAGCTCCTGTGACTGCTGCATCTCCACCAACACTTACATCATCTGTTACTGTTAAATCATCAGATACAGTTAAATCATCTACTGTTGTAGTTCCTGCTAGGTTTAAATCTGTAAAGGCATCAACCATAGCTGCACCAGAACCAGCACCATCAGAGTAAACGGCTTTTACATGACCTGCTGGTATAGTTACATTAGCACCACTACCTTGCGATATAATTATATTTTGTGAACCTGATGTTCCGTTTTCTATAAACCAAAGTTTAGATACTGTGTTTGGTCCTATAGTAATAGTACAAGCTGAATCAAGTGTGCCTGTATATTTTAAATAAATAGAACGTCCAGGGTCAGTCGAGCCGTCTGCTATCGTTGTAGTATGGACATCAGCATTGTCAGTAATAGCTTCTGTGCCAAAACTAAAAGCTTCTGCAATAAGTTCTAAATTTGTGTTTGTACTTGTGCCCCAAGTTCCCGATTCGTCACCTGTGGCTATTTCTTTTAATCTTAAATCATTTACATATGTAGCCATATTGTCCTCCGACTATTTTGATTGTACACCATATTTAACAAAATTTTAAGCAACTTCTTTCCAATTTGGAGTTTGTGTATCTGATACATTTGTATAACTTGCTGTTTGAGTTGTTGTTACTCCTGTATAATTAGCAGTTTGAGTATCGTCTACTAATCCCCAAACATTAACTATATTAGCTACACCTGTTGCACTAACTCCTGTAAGTATTATTACAGCTTTTGATATTACTGTTTCGTTGCCAAGTGCAGTAGTACCCACATTACCTGCAACACTTATATTATTATCCGAACTGATTGTAGTTGAGCCTAATGCAGACGTTGCTACATTCCCTGTTACAGAAATATTAGCACCTGCAGTAACTGATTCATCCCCCAATGTTCCTGCTGAAGCAGAACCAGATACACCTGTTACTGCTGCACCTGCAGTAATAGCATTTCCTAATGCAGATGTACCGACATTTCCTGACACAGAAACATCGGCACTTGCAGATACGGTTTCATCACCTAAAGCAGAAGTACCTACATTACCTGAAGCAGAGATATTAGCTGTTGCTACAATAGTTTCGTCACCAAGTGCAGAAGTTGCACCTAGACCAGTGACATTAGTTAAAGCTTTTGCGACAACGGTTTCGTTGCCTAATCCTGTAGTGCCTGCGTTCCCTGTTACAGCTGTAATTGAAGACGCTAATACAGTTATAGAGCCTAACCCAGATGTTCCTGCTAGACCTGATTGCGAAACGTTAGCATCACAAACTACTGTTTCAGAGCCTAATCCTGAAGTACCAGCATTTCCTGTTACACTGACAGTTACATTAATAACAGCAGGCTGACCCCAAGGACCAGTACCCCATGTGGAACGACCCCAACCGACAGACATTTATTTAAGCTATTCTTATAATAGCGTTTGATGCATCTGCTGTAGGGAATTGTATTGTAAAATCTCCGTTTGTCGAAGTCTTATCACCACCAAAAGCTAAAATACAAACGGCAGGGTCCCCAGACGCACTATCGTTAAATATCATTGCTCCATTAGCAGTTATAGTAGCAGAACTAAATGTTAAATCTGCAAAATCAGTCAAAGCAGTTGTACCTGATGTAGAAGGGTCAACTCTTGTTAAAGTTCCTCCTTTTGCTGTGTAACCTGTTCCGCTAACTTCGTTTGAAGTTGTATATGCAGTGGTTGCCGCGTCTAAAGAAGCACTACTTGTATATAAAGCTAATTGAAAAGTGCTACCACCACTATTTTTAAAATTATGAACACCTTCTAATAGTTCTTTTTTAAAAGATGTGCACATTGCTTGTGTTATTGCCATTACAGCCTCCTTATAATATCAGCCATATCTTTATGACCTTGTTTTTCTAATAAACCTGCTACTGTTGACCTATCGCTAGCAATAGCTTGTTTCATATATAACAAAACGACTTGTGCCATATTATCTTTAAACGCTTGTGCCTGTGCTTTAACCATAGGGTCTGCGTTATCGCTAATACTAATAAGTCTTTCCATTATTCTTTCCGTCCAGTATTCTGGACTTAAACCTTTATTTTTCGTAGTTTGTACATTTACATCACCTATCGTAGGCACTACTTCTACACTAAACATTTGGTGCTCCTGCATTAAGTTTTACTTGGTCGTTTCTTGCTTCATCTCTTAAATTTTTAAACTCACCTAAAAGTTTTAAAGTAGCTAAAGCTTCTTGATACCTATTTTCATAAAGTCCTATCGTATTAGGGTCTTGCTTTAAAAAATAAGCACCCTCCACTAAAGAACCATACAACATTGCATTAGGTGCGTTTTCTGATAACCAACTTTGACCGCTATCTCCTAAAGTTGTAAGAGAATTAGGTCTGTAGTAATAATGAAGTTCAACATTATAATCACTATTAGGGGTGGGTGCTACTATAAAACTGTCTTCATCGAACTGTGCATAGTAAAGGGGTTTGCCTGTTGTTGCGGCTTGTGGTGTGTAATCTCTTATATATGAGACTTGTTTTAATAATAGATACGAATAATTGTTACTTCCGTCTATTACAGCTAAACTAAAAGATGACAAATAATCATCAGGTGTAGATAAATAAGTGTTATTTGTTGTAAGTGTTCCTGTAACATTCTTACGAAAAACAGGAAGTTGAACGCTTTTTAAAATACGTTCTTCAGTGGTTTCAATGAAATTATTTAAATTATTAACAAAAGTTGTTTCAGAACTATCTAAATAATCTTGTATTGCTGTTTTTAAACTACTGTATGTAAATCCTGCCATTATGTTATACTCACTGTTACGCTACCTAAAGCACTTGTAATTTCTTGACCCTCTAGTTTACTACCTATAGGGTCACTTTGAAAAGTCATTCCAGCAGCAGATGCATTTGTAGTTTTTACCAAACCTAACTGTGTTTGCGGTAAATCCACCTCAGGTCTTGGTTGATGTAAAGCTTCAGCATCAGCTGTAATTGGTGGTGGGTCTAGTTGTGGATGTTTTGGTTCATAACACTCATGACAAACTTTCGTATTGTCCCATGTCATCCTAGCTTTTGTATATCTATATCTAAAACCACAAACGTCACATATAAAATATGCAAATTTACCAGAAGCGTAAGACATTAGATGTATTGCCTTTTAGGAACTATTTTAAGTGGCGACCTATCCTCATCGTACTTGATAGCGTTTAATAAATCTTGTTCGTATTGTTGTTTTAATATTGGTAACTTTTGTGTGTTCTTTTTTAAACATAGATAATAAGCTAATCCAGAAGTTAAACATGGTAAAAACCTATTTGGAACATCTATATCTTGGTCTGAAGCATCAATATCTTCGATAGTTCGCCATACATAGTAAACCAGTTTGTCGGTCGAGTTCTCTGGTGTTGGATAGAGATGTATTTTTGGTGTGGTTAATCTTTCTAACCAATATTGTGTAGGTCTAGCTTCAGTTAATTTATTAGGTATACCTACATATTCGTTTCTGTCCATTCTACTTAAACTATGGTCTGTAATAACATTATTTACTGTTCTTTCTATGTATGCGTCTAAAATATCTATATCAAAAGAATTTATACTATACTCGTTAGTGCCTTTAGTTAATGTTAATTCGACTTTAACAACTTCCCACATCTGTATGCCTCTGTTATTCCAGTCGGCAAACATAATATTTAATGAACGTCTTGCAGTTACTGCATCATAAGACGTACGAGCTTCCAAACCTGCAAGTTCGTACGCCTCTTCGATTGCGTTAGCTACATTAACTGAAAAAGTTCTTGTGCCTGATGTTGCCATATTAGTTGTAGTATGCTACAAAAAAGTCACAATTAGCCAATACAACATAAGCACCAGTTCCAAACTTTACACCGTCATTGGGTATGTAATGGTCGAAACTTTCGTTCGCTGCTGAACCAAATTTAAAATGTATTAACAGTTTAGTGCCTGAAGCACCAGTGCCGTCATATATTTTAATTTCACCATCAGCTGCACTAGAGTGTGCTTGTATCGATTGGATTCTAATAGGTCCTAAATTAGTCGCAGTGCCTGCACCACTACCAATAAAACCTTGAAGTTGTCCAGTTGCAGTCAAAGCTTTAGACGCTTTTACATCTGATGAACTCATCGTGACCTCCTATTATGCGTCAGCGAATGGTGTAACTATAGTGCCTGAGCCTAAAATTATACCTTCTACGGCATATTTTGCTGAAGCAATAGCAGTTACTTTAACAATACTACCTGCTAGTCCACCTTTTGTAGAACCATTCATTGTGATTACATCATTAGATGCACCAGATACAAATGTTTTACCAGTAGCGTCGTCTTTACCTAGATATAGTCCACCCACGAACTTATCTGTTCCGTCAGTTAAAATATCCATATCGGTAGCTGCTGTTTCTACTACAAAAAAGAAAGATGCACCTAAATTATTTAATTGATTTGGGTCGCTATTATCTCCAGGGTCAGTAGCAACGATACTTGGTAAAGTAAATTTACCGTCAGCGTCATTACATGTTAATATTTTACCTGCGTGTGATGCAACTGATAAAGTAGTATCTGCTGTTAAACTAACAACTACTGCATTACCTGCTGATATAAACCCCGCTAAAGATTTTACGGGACCTGAGAATGTACTCTTTGCCATATTAAGTCTCCTTAATAAATCTATCGTCTTGGCTTGTCTGCTAGGGCAGTCGATAGATAGTTAATATATATCCCTAGTTCTGTCTACATTTTATATTATTAAATACAAAAAAGAAAGGGGACCGAAGCCCCCTTAAACAAATAAGCTTGTTTACGCTCCAGGAGAGCCAAAAATACCTCTCCAATCACTAAAACCAAAACTATATCTTTCTCTGGCTTTATATCTTACATTACCTGTCTCGAAATCACCTTCCATACTTGTACTTACGGGTGTTCTAACAAAATGTTTTAAACCATTAGGGACATCTGTTTTGATAAAGAATGCGTCTGTATCTGTCAGATAGTTGTTAACAACGTAACCTTGTGGGACCATACCCATGTTTCTAATTGCGTTGATATCGTTATCTGATGTTTGTACACGACCAGGAGACTCCATAAGTCTATCAGCAACAAATTGTAATGCTGGTGGAATTATGAGCTTAACAGCTTGTGCATTGATTTTTAAACCTCTTTCATCTTTAAAGTCAGCAATATCAATTAATGACTGTTCTAATGAAGTTTCGTTTAAATCCGCAGCTGTTGATAACTCGTTTCTTAAATCGATGTTACCTACAGTTGGGTGGTCAGTTGCACATAGCTCTTTACCGTCGCCTCCAACAAAGGATGAATTAAAAGCGTTGTTTAAAACATTAGCTGCTTTAACTTGCTTTGTAGTATTCATCGACCTTGCTAGTGCTCTTGTATATCTTGAAGAAAGAGTATCGTATAGATTATCTTCGATAGCTTCTTCTGTCAATGCAAAAGCTAAGGCTATAGTCTCATGTGTGTATCTTGATGTAAACGATTCCTGTGCAGTATCATAGATAACAGCTGCTCCTTCACCTTTAGTAGGTGCTTCGCCGAAACCTGAAAGCATAACTTCTTCTTCAAAAGCTCTTTCTGAACTTTCTGTGTCAAAGATTTCTTCATGTTGGTTTTCATAACTGTCATACTCTAATCCAAAGAGAGCGTGCAAGCCAGGAACTAGCTCTTTAACTAGTTGTGCTCTGTTAATTGCCATTTATATTCTCCTATATTAGACTGCAAAAGTGTTAGTTGGGAACGAGAATAGAGCTCTTGCGTTAGCACCAATCGAATTGCTTGGATTTGACGCAAAGCCTACACATAATGCTACACCACTAGATGTTGTTGCTGTAACACCCTCTTTAGACCTACCAGTAACTGTGCTACCAGCAGTTGTAGAAAGAGTGTATTTATTACCGATAAAACTTACAGCAGGTGTTCCTGCAGTAAATTGAGCTTCGTATACAATTCCAGGGTCATTGTAAACTAAAGCTTCGGCGTCAGCACTACCTTGTGTTGCGGTACTCGCTGTCCACACTTTAGAAAACGTAGGTGTACCATCAGACGCTGTATAAAATACCCCGTAAAACACACCTATAGGTGTATCAGTCGCTCCTGCTTGTTGAACATAACCGCTAGAAAGAGTAACAACATCTCCACTAAATATTGAAGTGCCGTAACCACTTGCGATTCTCATTTTTGCAGGACGAATAATACCACCATAAATGTGATAAGCAGGGGTAAAACCATCAGGGGCGTTTGTATTTGCCATGATTTTCTCCTAAGTTTTTATAGTTAATATTCGTCGGAACATTCTAACTTTCGTTTGAATTATTCCTACTACCAAATTCAACCTTAGAAGACCTTTTTATATCACTTTTATTTAAAGGCATTCTAGGGTCACTCTCTCGCATAAGATTCTGGTCTACACCGTCGATAGCAGTCTGTGCCTGCTGTGCAAAATAATCATTTCTTGATTTAGCGGTTTCTTCAGGAACTTTAGCGAGTATTAGTCCTCCAACACCAATAACCCCTTTATTTCTTCCGTGGTCAATACTAGGTGCTTCGAAATCAGGATAATCTTCTGCTCTTACAGGTTCATATCCTTCTCTAATACGTTTAGACATATTAGATTTATCATCGTTACCTCTAGTAGATTCACGAATCCATCTGAATTTATATCCAGGAGGAGGTGTGGGTGCGTCTAACATTGACGGGGGTGTCCAAGGTTTACTGCGTGTTTGAGTTTCACGTGTCTCTGCAGACCTAGAGTTTCTGTCTGTGCCGACTTCTGAATTTTTAATATCTTCTGTCATTTTATACTCCTTCGATATGCTTAGCATATTCGGTTAATGGAACGCCTAATCTTTTAGCTATTGCTACTTGACTCGGTGTTAGTTTTACTTTGCGTGCTCCTTTCTTACCTGCAACTCCAGGAGTTGAGGCAGCAACCTGTTGCACGGGGGCTTGTTGCTCTTGCGAAAACTTTGTTGGAAAATTTTGTCTCATCCTTTTATCTACTTCTTCATAGTATTCGTCAGAAGTTGGGTCATAACCTTGTTCTTCGACTAATTCTCTATGTATACCAAAAGCTGCAAAAGTCATTACTGTGTCTTGACCGAACCATGTATTTTTACTAGCCCATTCCTCTGCTTTAGGGTCAGGTGCTTGTGGTTCGTCAGTCTTTAGTTGGACTGGGTCTGGTTGCACGTTTTGCTGTGTTTCTGCTTTTTTATCTCTAATTGCTTGTTGTGCTTGCAGTCTTTTTAAATTTTCTGCTTCAGCACTAGCACGAGATAATTGTTCAGTCGCATTAGCTACTCCTTCTGCATCTCCTGAGTCTTGAGCTTCTTTCAAATGAATTTTAGCTCTCTCAATATCCGATTGTACCCTATTATCGTACTCTTTGAAAAGCGATGAGTCAGAATTTTTTAATTTTTCTTGTAGCTCTGTGTTAGTATTATTAATAGATTTTGCGTAATTTAACGCCTCATCTCTTTGGCGTTCTGCTTCACGCATTTTATAAGTAAGTTTGTCAATACGTTTTTTAACGTTATCACTTATTTCATCTAGCTCGCTTTTTTGCTCACTTTGTTCTGCAACTGTCTCAACAGATTGTTCTGTTCCTTCTTGTTGCGTTTCTTCATCTTCTGGTAATACCAGTTCAATATCTTCAGCTGTGTTTGTGTTATCTTGCATAATTTCTCCTGTTAATTATGATATTATAGCTTCAGGGTCATCAACGACTGCTAGTATTTCGTCATCATTTAAAAGTCGCATATCGCCACCTTCAATTTGAAAACGAGCACCTGCATATCTGCCGAATATAACCCAATCACCTTTTTTACACCAAGGACCTTCTGGAAACTTAATAGTGTCTGCATAAGCGTCGGGACCTAAAGCAACTACGTGACCCACAACTGTTGACAATCTTTCTTTATCAATAGTTTGTCTAGCAAGTTGTATACCACCTTTAGTTGTAGTAGGCAGTGTAAAAGGTAAAATTAAGATACGATACCCCGTTGGACGTGGTAACTTATCTGCATGAGATTCGTAGTTCTCTGGTGTTATAAGGTTTTCTTGGGATTCTAATTCCCTAACTTTACCTTTACTACCAAAGTTTTCTACTGTGTTTGGAATAACCTTGTTATTCATTGTGCATCCTCCATATTAGAATGAATTGTTTGAATTTCTTGTTCTGCAAAACTCAAACCGTTTATTTCACCTACAATCCGTTGGTATTGTTCAAAATTTTCAATACTTCCAGATGCAAGCGTTTGCGTGAGAGAATTAATCCTTTCACGATATTTTTGGAGCAAATGCTCCATAAGTCTTATATGGTCCACTATTTAATATAGTTATACCAAAGTAAGCCTTTTGTCTGACCATAAGCAGCTTTTACTTTTGATTCTTTACCGATAACTTTACCGTCAGAATCTGTATTAAGTTCACCTGCTTTCACAACTTCAGACTTAGTTGTGTCCTCCATCGAAGGCACAGACATTTTCTGTTTAGCACCCTGCGATTTTGGAGATGGATAATCACCTTTATTGTAATTACTCATTTTCTTCTCCTAAATTCGTTCGTGTTTCACGAACAGTTTTTAAAACTTCATTTAAATTTTTAATTTCATCGTTCTGCGTTTTCGCTTGTAATTCTTCTAAATCTATTGCAGCTTTTATTTGTGTTGCTTCTCTTTGTTGATTAATACGTTGCATATCTATTTCTTTATCACGTATGTCTTCTTGTTCTTTTTGTGCTAATTGTTCTTTTTCAAGTTGTAGTTGTTGTTGGAACATTTGCATTTGTGGGTTTTGTTGTGCCATCGCTTGTGCTTGTGCCATAGCTTGTGCTTGACCTGTAACTTGTTGCGTTGCTTGTGCTGCCATCATAGCTATTTCGTTCATAAGTTCTGGCGGCATTTGACCGTCTTCCATAGGAGGTAACGGTTGACCCATTGCTTGTTCTATTTGTTGTCTATATAAAATAGCCTGACGTTCTTGTATATTAGCACCAATACTTTGACTAGCTATTGGATTTTGTTGAATCATAGGGTTTTGTAAAAATGCACTATGGGCGGCAATATAAGCTTCTTGATTTTGGAAATCGTATGCTTTTATAGGCTCGCCTTTCATAGAAGCTTGTTGTTCTGATATAGGGTCTCGGGGCGGTATCTCCTCATCAGGTGGTAATATTGCGTCTATATCTTTTACATTCAAAGCTATATACATTTTACGATAAGCTTCTTTTAAATCATGTAAATCTGGAGCAGATTGTGCCATTTGTAATTGTGTTTGTGCTAACGTAATACGTTGCGTCATACTAAATATATTAGGGTCGCTAACAGGTATTACATCCACGCTATTATCAAAATCTTCCCTGAATACGTTTTGGTTATTACCTTGTACTTGATAAGGATACTCAGGTGGTAAAAATTCACCAAAAACTCTTTTTAATATTTTAAATTCGTTACGTTGTGCATAATGTAAACGTTTATGTATCGCTGACATAATACGTTGACCTTTTTCTAATAAGGCTACAGTCGTGCCTACAGGAGCTTCACTATTGCCGTCGCCTGTTGGATTTTCTACAGTAGCGGCAAATCTTTTACCTGCATCAACTAAAGCACCTAGTAAAGTTCCTAATGTTCCGCTTGGCTCTTTATATGGTAATGGTAAAAATGCATCTTGTAATCTACCACCAGGAGCATCAACATCTCTCCACTCTCCAGGTTGTAGTGGGTCATCATGTCTTTGTATATTTAAACCTCTTGATTTAAAACCAGCAGGTAAATTACTTAAAGTACCTGCGTCTATAAGTTGTCTTAGTATTGCAGTTACTGATTTAGTTAAACCACCCATCATATGTATTAAACCAAAACCATAAAAACCCAATCCTGGAAGAAACTTGTAATGCGTAAAATATTCTATCTTTTTACGCATTGGGTCGTTTTCATTATAGTTAGGTCTAATAGCTAAAATTTTATTATTATCTTTACAGATAGTTACAATATAGGGTAATGCTAATCCTGTTTCTTCACCATTAGCGTCTTTATCTTCAAATCCTTCTAAATCTAAATTTACGTGCATTTCTAACAACGTATATTCTTCATCGTTAGCTGTTCTACTTAAACCCTGTAATTCATCCATTTTAGAATCAACATCTGTATTATCGTAACCGCCATCGGGGTCCATCATATCCATGTCTTTATATAAACCTGATATTTGTAATTTTTTCAGGTCATTTGGTGACATATGAATCACATGCGTAATTCTAGGAGACGTTAATAAATCTACAGCGTAATACGGAACGACTAAATCTTCAGATTTTACAAATCTTGCTACTGCACGCCCAACAGCAGGGTCATAATAAACTTTTTTAAATGCAGAACCTGCTAACGGAAGATAAAATAATAATTGGTCCATTTCTGGGTCGTATTCTTCCATTTTGTAAGTAATTTGGTAATTCATAAAGTTTTTTACTCTATTCGCTTTTTCTACTTTAGCGTTATCACTTACACCTAATATTTCAGTATCAACAGGTCCTCCTGCTGGCAGCATTTCTTTATAAGCTTGTGCTTGGAACTGGGTTACTGCTTCTGCGAGTATCGGATGATGTACACCCGAAGCACCAATAAATGGTTCTGTTCTATTATCGCTATTTATACCTAATAAATCTAAACCTTCGCTATATGTTCTAAACCAATCGTTACGAGAATCTAAATCTTCTTCAAAACTTTGTACTAATTCTTGTGCTATAGAATTTAATTCATTATCGTCAATAACTTCAGCTAAATTTTCTCCAAATTTACCCGATATCGTATTTTCTTCTTCGGCTCCAATACTTACGCTGCCGTCTGGGTTGATAGTTACTTCAGTTTCTTCTGGAATTTCTTGTTGAACTAGTTCAAGTTCAATTTCTTCTTCAGGACGAAGTGGTTGTGGTATCGCTTGTTTTTCTATAGCCATAATTTCAGCAGTATAACCTTTATTTTACTAATAATAAACCCTTTGTGTTGGATAGTAACTTGGCTCATCCCCCATATCAGTAGAAAGTTGTAAAAATCCGCCCTGTCTGAAGCGTGCTAACGCTAAAGTCGTGGCATCAACAAGGTCATCGTGTTCGCCTGCAGGAAAATCACTAACTTCTTCCATAAGTTCTTCGCCAAAACGATTATCAGGCACCCAAACTCGTCCATCTTGGAAAATTGGGGACACAGAATTTAGTCTTGCGATTTTATCCTGTCCTTTTCCTGGACTAAAAGTGTTTACAGGTATACCCATACGCCTTAATTCTTGTATTAAAGGCAATCCCGACCCTTTTGCTTCAATAATTACACTATCAGGGTCCCAAAATTCATATAAACGCATAGCTTCTTGTTTTAATTCAGGAAAATCAAATCTTTCTTTAATACAATCTATTAAAATTAAATGTGCTTCGTCGCCTTTATAGTGTTCTTCGCCTATTTTACCCTCTGGATAGAAAACTCCCCACGTTGTAATAGCGGTAAAGTCGGCTCTTTCGCTTTTTAAGAACGCTGTATCGTAACTTTGTATCAAATAATCGCACGTTGGTGGTTTTTCTTGGTCCCAAACCATAAACCAATCTTTAGGGATTATAGAAATACCCTCACCAGTAGGTCTTTGCATGTATTGTGCAGCCCATTTTGAAGGACTAACTGAAGCTTTTATACTTTCAAGTTCTTCTAATTTCCAAAATTCTTTCCAAAGTGACTGACCACTAGGTAAAATTGCAGGAAATTCTATAACTTCCCATTGGTCAGCACCTTTTTCTTGTGCCATTTTCTTAATTAATCTACCTGTAAGGTCTTTTTTAGACCAACGAGTCATAACTATTACGATTGCACCTCCAGGTTGTAGCCTTTGACGAGGTCCTGTCATAAACCATTCGTAAGCTTCGTCTAATGCTTTATCAGACATAGCGTCTTGTTCCGAATGTGGGTCATCAATAATAAACAAATCCGCACCTCTACCCGCTAAAGCACCACCTGTACCAGCAGCATAGTATTCACCGCCCTTATTTGTTAACCATTTACCTGCAGAACGGCTATCTGCTTTTAATTCAGTTTCAGGAAACAAAGCTTTATATTCTTCGCTATCGATTAAATCCCTAACTTTTCTACCAAAATTAATTGCAAGGTCTGCGGTGTGAGTAGCTTCTATAATTTTTAGTTTTGGATTTTTACCTAAAAGGTAAGCAGGAAATAAATGCGATGCAAATTCAGATTTAGTATGACGCGGTGGCATATTAATTATTAAACGTTTTAATTTACCACTAGCAATATCATCAAAAGCTTTTGCCATTTTTACATGGTGGTCGCCATTTATAAATTCTTTCCAAATACCTTTAACGAAATTTAAAAAAGTGGATGTAGAAATTTCTTGATGGTCGCGTTTTTCTAATTCTTCTAAAAGAATAGTAAATTCTTTAGCTTCTTGCGTACTTAGGTGTGATAAATCTAAGTTTTTTAAATTTTTTAAATCAGTCACTTAATTTTAATAAATCTTCTAAAGATATTTCTTGTGCATATTTTACCGCATCATCGTCTAACGATAATATTGTATCACCTTCTTTACCCATGCGTGTAAAAGTTCTAGGTGGGAATTGTATCGCATCAAACCCTCTATCTCTAAAAATATCTCCAACAGGTTTACTAAACATAGATACTGCACCTCTATCTCCTGCATTAATTAATCGGTCTGTTAGGTAATATGTATGTCTGGCTAAAGCTGTATCATAAGGATTACCTGATTTTTTCGCAGTTTGACTTAACCTTTCTACTAATTCATACATATCGTCAATAACGTTATCAGGTAAATTTTTAGCATCAGCTACATTTACAAATGAAGGTTGTATTGCGTATACAGATTTTCTAGGTAAATCTTTTAATATTTCGGGAACACCAATTTCTAAACCTAAATCATCAGTAACACCGTACAATGGCAATCTCGGGTCAGTTTTATCTAATACTGAATAAATACCTCCTGTAGATTCTTTAAGATTAGCTCTATCACCATATCTAAATTTTGGTGTTCGTAACGTTGCTATACCTGCTTGTCCACCATGATAAATAGGTTGATTAAATTTAGGAGTTAAGTTAACATTTTTTAAATTACCACCTTCGTCTAAAACCGTTGATGTTATAATTCCGCTTCTTTTTTCGGCTTGGTCACCAGCAGCTAATTTTTTATTAACTTCGTTTAATTGTTTTTGTACATTACTTTTAACTTGGGTATTGCCTTTTAAAATTGGGTCGGTTTCTATATCTTTTAATGTTTTAATTAAATCATTTCTTTTAGCGATTAAAAAAGCACTCCCCATTTTTACACCAGTTGCTGTTCCTGCAGTCATTGCATCTAAATAACCTAATGCTTCGCCTAACTTATCTCCTCTAGCTTCAGCAACTTTACCGCTTACAAAAGGTATAAACGATGCAATATCCCCTAACCTTTCACGTTCTAGCTTTTTATCTCCAACAAGTCCAGGCTCTGTAATAAATCTTTGGAAAGGTCCAAGTTTTGACATATCCACCCCATACTCATTAAACATTCCTGCGTAAGATTGTTTATTATCTAAGGGTACTATGGTTGCCATTATGCTTTACCTTTTGGTGGTTTCATAGCTAATAATTGATGATATGTTTCTGGTAAATACTTTGAACTTAATTTATATTTTTCGTTATAGTTTGATATTTTACCTAAAAGATTCATACCTACAGGTGATAATACTTTATTAAAAATTACATCATTAGAAAAATCTAATTCATCAGTATTAGTTTTACTCATTATATCTCTAAAACTACTATATTCGCGTTCTAATTCTTTTATAGTTAAATTTTTATCACTTTCTGCGTCGTAACTGTCGGTAAATAATCCTGAAGGTGTTTTATCGTATTTAGGTCTTCCAAATAAAGTTGTTTCATAAATATAATCAGGAGAAAGTTTTTTACGGTTTATATTTTTTAGTTCTGTTAAAAAATCATTAAAAGAAACGTAATCTTCGTTTCGGGAATCAGCTTTTGGACTTTTATTATAAATATATTCTGCTTTTTTATATGGAGGTAAGTTTGCTAAATAATTATCATACATATCGGGAGTATAAGTACCAGCTTCTTGCTCAGCAAGAATATCTTGAATAGTCATAGGTTTTTCTGGCTGATATGCATTAAGGGGTGGAATAAGGTTTTCGTTGAAGTTTTCTAATAAATCTACTATGCCAGCCATGTTAAGTAAAGCAGTTTAAACTATGAATGAGTTTCTTTGTCGGCGATTTATTTTTCGCTATGCGATGCACCGAAATAAAAACTAATCACAGCACTTGCTAATCCTCCTAAATAACCAAGAACTAAATTAATCAGTGCTTCACTGTTTTGTTCTGGTGGTTGTAACGTAACTAAAAATATATAACCAAGAAACCCTGCTACCATTGCAATACCAATAATACGTGCGGTCCAATCTTTACTGAACTTGGTCCGTGCGTCTTGTTTATCTTTCGTTTCGATATCGAACAAATTAACATCAAGTTCTTTCATTTTAACTTCAAAATCTTTTTCTGCTTTTTTAATCTCTAACAACTGTTCAGGAGTAGCGTTTGCTAAAGCTTGTTCAATAGTTTTTTCATCATTGTTGACGCCTAAAACTTTAGAGATAACGCCTGTTGCCATACCGCCCAGTGGACCGTTGAGTGCCGTACCAAGTGTGGGTGCGACTGCACTAACTATATTTAGTATTTTTTTCATTACAAAAGTATAACTGTAAAAAATTTTTTTGCAAAATTTTTTTTACTAGGGACTTATTTGTAAAGTACATGCAATTAAGAGGCTGAAACTAAGGAGCGGCGGAGGGTGAGGAGTCAACGGTAGCGTAAGGGGGTATAGGGGGGCTTAAAAACGGGTGTAAGGGCTACTTGTAGAGTAGCCCTTGTGTTAGTA